GAGTATTGGCCTGATGCCACAGAGACAGGAGTGCCTGCCTATTATGCGGATTATGACTATACCCATTGGTTGGTAGCCCCAACACCCGCCGCGGCTTACACCTTTGAGGTTCTGTACTATGAGCGAGTCCAACCATTGGATTCCACCAATCAGACCAATTGGTTTACGACTTACGCCCCCCAAGCATTGCTCTATGGCGCTCTACTTCAGTCCATGCCTTTCTTGAAGAATGATGAGCGGATGCCTATGTGGCAGCAGAACTATGACTTGATCATGCAAACCCTAAAGACGGAAGACATTCAGCGCATCGGTGACCGTCAAGCCTCAGTATTGGATACATAATGAGTTTTAATAGCCCATTTACAGGTAACGTCATCCAACCAACGGATGTCTCCTATCGGTCAATTACCCTAACCGCAACCTTACAGTTGGAGTGGCCCATCAATGGGACATCCACAGATGATCCTGCGGCTAGGATCATGGAGGTCACAACTAGTTCAACTAGTTACAACCTCTTGATGCCACCAGCAAATCAAGCCTCTGTAGGTCAAGATGCCTTGATCCGAAATGTTGGTGCAACAGCCCTTACAGTCAAGGACTATCTTGGTCTTCACACCATAGTTACCATTGCCGCGGGTCAGGCTCAATACATTTACATCACAGCCAATCCAGACACCTCTGGCACATGGGGCATCATTGCCTATGGTATTGGCTCTTCTGGGGCTGATGCCGCTACTTTAGCCGGGTATGGTTTGTTGGCTATTGGTCAGACATTGAACCAAAGCCAGCCAGTAACTACTTTTTCTTCAAACTACACTGCATTAACCTCTGACCGCTCCAATACTTATGTGTGGACTGGTGGTGCGGGTACTTTGACCTTGTCAAGTGCCTCTACCCTTGGTGACAATTGGTTTATGTTCTTGCGTAATAGCGGAACAGGGGCATTGACTGTGGCTGGAACTGGTGGAAATACCATCAATGGCTCATCTTCTATTATTTTTCAGCCTGCTGACTCTGCCATCATTGTCTGCTCTGGAACAACTTTCTATACCGTTGGACTTGGAAAATCTACCCAGTTTGCCTTTACCCAATTAACCAAAGCAGTCACAACTGGTACTTATACATTGACCTCTGCCGAGGCATCCAATGTGATTCAGAAGTACACAGGAACTTTGACAGGCAATGTGACCATCATTGTTCCTCAGACTGTGCAAGTCTATTATGTGCAAAATGCGACATCTTCTAGTGGATTCACTTTGACTGTCAGCACAGGGGTTGGTGGGGCATCAACGGCTACTATTGCCTCTGGTAACCAAGCAACGCTAATTTGCGACTCTGTGAACTTGGTGAACGCCAACACGGTGTTGGCTGGTTCTTCCGCTATCAGTTTGATTAACGGTACGGTTTCTAACCCATCATTGAACTTTGCCTCTGAGCCAACTACGGGTGTTTATCGTGCCGCATCTGGTGAGTTCAATACTGCCATTCTTGGTGTGTTGCGCTCCACATTGTCTGCCTCCGGCTTGGCAATTGTTGGCACTGGTAACTTTACTGGTGGCGTTTCAGGCGGAGTATTCACTTGACCAAAAAAGTCCTCACCATTGATACTCTTGCTGGCATCCAGCGAGATGGTACTGTCTTTGACTTAAATTTTTACATAAGTGGGGAGTGGGTTCGTTTTCAGCGTGGTCGTCCTCGCAAGATAGGCGGCTATCGGTCAATTACAAATGATGTTTTTGGCTACTCCCGTGGCATCTATGTCAACTCTGTAGATGGCATAAACCAAGTTTTCAATGGCTATAACAATGGTCTTGAGGTCATCAACATCAATGATGATGGTGTTGGAGCGGGCGTCAATGAGTTCACATTTACTGGTCTGATCCTCACCACTAATACATTGGTAGGTGGAAGTCTGTACACAAATGGCACTTATACGGCTGTGACTTTAACTGGTGGAAGTGGCTCTGGAGCCAAGGCAACTATTGTGGTGAGTGGCAATGCCGTTACCTCAGTTACTTTAACAACTCCCGGTAATGGGTATGCAGTTGGTGACACATTGAGTGCAACCGCAGCAAGTATTGGTGGCACAGGTAGTGGTTTTTCAGTCAAGGTAGCAACTATCAATAGTGGCTTTACGCCTAGTGACTTGAACCTTTGGCAGTTTGACTCTTCTTTTGATTCACAGGGTTCTGGCAATCAATTGCTTTTGGCTCACCCCGGGCAGAACTTGGCTCAGATTGACCAAACAGTTGTAACCCCTGTGTTGGCTGGAAACATTTCTGGCACAACCATGTCCCCCTTAACAGACACTTCTGGAACAACTCCATCAGGAGACATCATTGAGGTGGCTGGTGGGGTTGTGGTTTTACATCCTTATGTCTTTGTTTATGGTGACAATGGACTAATCAAAAATTGCGTGGCTGGAAACCCATATGATTGGAATGGCCCAGATGCCAATGAGACCAATGTGGCATCAACCAAGATTGTCAAGGGCTTGCCTGTCCGTGGCGGCTCAAACGCTCCATCTGGTTTGTTCTGGTCACTAGATTCTTTGATTCGTGTTTCATACACACCTACCACTATTACTGTTTCTGGCACACCACAAACTTTCTATTGGCGCTATGACATCATCTCTAGCCAGTCATCCATCTTGTCAAGCCAATCTGTGATTGAGTATGACGGCATCTATTACTGGTGTGGTGTTGACCGATTCTTACTCTATAACGGTGTAGTCAAAGAAATCCCAAATACATTCAACCAGAACTACTTTTTTGACAATTTGAACTATGCTCAACGCCAAAAGGTGTGGGCAACCAAAGTTCCTCGATTTGGTGAGATTTGGTGGTTCTACCCATCTGGTGACTCAGAAGAATGCAACAATGCAGTTATCTACAATGTCCGTGAGAACTGTTGGTATGACGCAGGATTCTCTAATGGGGCTACTAGAACGGCTGGCTACTTCTCTCAGGTGTTCAAGTACCCAATCAATGCGGGTGCTAATTTAAGTGTTGTAGAAGAATTGTTCTCTTCCTCTGTCACCACAGTCAATGCAAGTGCCGCAATTGAAGTTCCGCAGACAAATCAGATTGCAGTTGGTCAATTGGTTATTGGGGCAGGCATAGCCGACAACTCCATTATTTTGACCATTGTTCCTAGTGCTACATCAGGCTTTTTCACAGTCACTTTGAGTAAACCCGCTACGGCCTCTGCAACTGTAACCGCCACATTCAATACAACGGCTGGGCGCGTGACTTTGTGGCAACATGAAATTGGTACAGACGAGATCAATGACACCAATGTAAATGCCATCAACAGTTTTTTTGAAACATCTGACCTTGGTTGGGTACAAGGTGGCCCCGCTCAAACTGCCCCTGTTGGTGACAATTTTTGGCTACGCATAGAAAGAATTGAGCCAGACTTTATCCAAGATGGAGTTATGACAGTTCAGATTACTGGAAGACCATTTGCTCAATCTGAGGATGTAATTTCAGACCCATTCTATTTTGACCCAACAACTGGCAAAATTGACATGAGAGAGCAAAGGCGAGAGATACGCCTTAGATTTACAAGCAATGTACAGGGTGGCAATTACCAAATGGGTAAAGTGCTATTAAATGCAACTATTGGCGATTCTCGCCCTTACGGCAGTTAATATGGCACTTGCACTTGTTTATGACCCTCGCTTTCAGACTTTTCAGTCATGGGCATCATTGATGTGTGAGGCATATGCAGGTCAGCAGTTAGCAATACCAGATGATCGTACCGACTGGAGAGAATGGGCGGCTGGTTTAAAAGCCATTGATGTGTTTACCAATGAAGGTATCCCAGGCCCCTATATCTATGAAAGATGGGAAGATTGGGCGGCGGCACTTGTCGGCGCTATTAACCAACCAACGGAACTCCAAGTATGAATTTTATTGAACTGTTTAATGCCATAGCCAAATTAGCCCGCCCTGCTCATTCAAACCCTGTGTTTGCCACGAGCATGGAAGATGCCTTTGCGGATATTGGATTAGACAGTTTGGATGGTTTGGTGATGCTGATGTACTTGTGTGAACTCTATGGTATCCCTGATGATGATGAGACCAAGACATGGGCACCAAAGACTGTGCAAGAGGTGCATGACTTGATTATGAGTCGCAAAACCCAAGAGCCAGAGTCTGTAGAAAAGGCTTTGGAGGCTTGCAAATAATGTTTTTGACGCAATACCGCACCCTCTCAACGACTAGCGTGGAGTTGTTTGAAGATGTAGTTTACCCCCAAAAAGTTCATTGGTTTCCCGAGTCTTATGCTCGTACCAAGTCTGGATTGTTTTATGTCCCCCATCGATTGGCGGAGAGAGTCCTAGACCCCAAGTTGCTTGAGTATCTCCGCAACACCCCTGTAGGCAAGACTGCTTTCATTTTAGCGGGTGGCAATGCCCACTTTGCAGGTATTGGCCCCCGGCACTACCCAGAGAACCGTCTGAACTATGTCTACAAGTTTCTCCCATTTAGTCTGACCCAAGTATTTGCAGGTCGCACCGCCCAAGCCTTTGGGGATATAGACCAAGTCGTGACTGATGCCTCTGCCTGTGCCTCAAGCCTCAAGGTGATGATGGATGTGCAGACCCTAATGAAGTTCTATGGCTTTGAGCGTGTGATTGTTTTGACTGTAGAGGATGGCATCACAAACCCAGTATTGGAGTTTTTTGGGGAAGCCAAGGCGGTATTGACCCAAAAACAAGAGGAAACTGGCATCAAGCCATCCGCATTTGATTCCACCAACTTTGGATTCCGAATTGGTCAGGGTGCGGCTTTGGCAGTATTTGAGTCTGCAAGGGCAGTAGAGGCTCAAGGAATTAAGCCTTATGCTGAGTTAATAGGGGCGTATAGCGCGTCTGAGAACTCAACCAATGCCATTGGTCAATGTGAGAATGGCGAGGGCTTTATAAAGGCTATAGAAGGCTCACTAGAAATCACCCGCACAAACCCAGAAGATATTAAAATTGTGAAAACACATGGAACTGGGACTGCATCCAATAATGTGTCAGAAAAAGCAGCACTTTCTGCGACCCTAAAAGCATTCGTTGCGACCTCCTATAAGCAAAAAATTGGTCACACAATGGGTAGCAGCGGACTGCTAGAAACATTATTATTGCTAGAAGACATCAGAAATGGGGTTGTGCCAGCAATTGAGAACCGAACCGAAACCGATTCGGTTTACCTTTCGCAACCGACAAGCCCCCCGGATGGGATGGTGCTGAGTCTAGCCGCAGGGATGGGGAACATCTATTCCAGCGCAATTTTTAAAGGGCTTTGATATGCAGATGGTCGATAGCAAACAACAAGAACTGACGAGTGAGCAGATCATTGAGATCGCCGCCGCCAATACTAAGGTTGGCCGCCCTATCAAAGAGGTCAAAGAGATGCTGACTGTTGAGTTCAGTATGCCCAATATTTGGAAGATGCGAAATGGCAATACCATTTTCATTGTCCACAAGACCAAAGAGGCTGGCTATGGTTTCTTTCGTGCTTTGAATGCTGATACTGCTCGCAACTTCCTAGAGAATAGCCGAGTTTTTGCAGATGCCGCCTACAAGGTCGGCTTTGATGTGGTCGTAACTCAGTTTTCCGATCCAACCATTTTGAACATATTTAATGCCATTGGCCGTGATCAACCTGCGAATATGGGCTTTGCTACCCAGAAAACTAAAGATGGTGGCTTTCAAGTCACGCTCGTCCTTGGCAAAGCCAGAGGAGGGCAAAAATGAGTGCCGTTATTGAAGCCATATCGGATGTAGTTGAGGGTGCAGTTGAGTTAGTCGGTGATGTCGTAGAGGGCGTTGTTGACCTTGCTGAGACTGTAGTTGAGACAGTTGCCGAGAACCCTTGGTTGATCGTTGCCGCGGTTGCCGCGCCATATGCTTTGAGTGCTTTAGCCGTAGAGGCTGGGCTTGCCGCAACTGCTCTTGAGGTAGCGGGGGCGGCAGAGGCTATTGAGGCTGGAGTTGCTGTTCTTGAGGCAACTGAGGCTGTTACTGCCATAGCGAGTGCTGAGACCTTTGCTGCTAGTGCAATCGTTGAAGAGTTGGGTGTAAGTGCAATTGTTGAAGCCGCAGAAGCCGCAAGCCTTGTAAGTGAGGGTGCAACTATTGCAGAGGCGGTTACTGTTGCCTCTGAGGGTGCGGCAAGTGTAAGTTCATTTGTTGAGGCCGCAAGCACATCTGTTGAGAGCATGAGCAATATGTTCTCTACCATTTCAGAGGGTGCAAGCAATATTATGAATACCATTGGGGAGACTTTGCTCCCTGATGCCAATCCAATGCTCCAAAAGATGGCTGGTAATCTGGCTGTCAATACCGCAACTAATGGAGGTGACTTTAATCAAGCCCTCCAAAGCACACTTTTGTCGGCTGGAACTGGATTCCTTGGCTCTGAGATTGCCGCAGAGACTGGCTCTAAGTTGGCTGGTCAAGTAGCAAGCCAAGCCATTGGTCAAGTTGCTCGTACAGGGGATTTGAATCTTGAGGGTCTTGCCGCGGGAACTTTGGGTTCTTTTGTTGGCAATGAAGTTGGTGATGAAACAGGCTCAAAATTGTTGGGCAATGCAGCATCAACAGTTACCCGCAATGTTGTCCAAGGCAATGATGGAGATAAGATTTTCAATGACTTGGTCAATGTAGGTGCAAATCAAGTTGGCAATATGCTAACAGGGCAGATTACTGACTATGTCAAGAGTGCGGGTGGAGATGATGCAGTCTCTGGTTCTGAAACTCCTGACTCCAAACTGTCCCCTGATGTGTCTGATTTGATTGCAACAGTTGACACTACCAAGCCAATTGATGCCACAACAACAACTGGGACTGATACAGTTGATGTAACCGAAACCACTACTACCCCAACGGGTGGATTGGCTACTGTCTCTCAAGATACAACAACCACCCCAATAGGTGCAGATACAACCACAGTCGCAACTGACACGGGTCTTGCTCCTGTAGATGGTAGTGGGAATGTTGATCTGAATGCCGCGGCTGATACAAGTGGCTTGTCTCAAGTTAAGGCTTTGGTTGAAGAAGACAAGCCTGTGGACATCTCTGGGGATAACACCTTAACAGTTACATCCACAGGCACTAGACCAACTGGGACAGAAGACAAGAGTAGTGATGTCTTGGCTAACATTGGACAGGGTGCGGTAGGTGCTTTGACTGCAACTGGTACAAATCTATTACGTCAGAACCTTACCAAGGGCATTACCAAGAACTTGGTTCGCCCTACAACTGCAAGACCAAAACCCCCAACCGCACAAGCAAGACCTCCAAGCGGACTGTCCTCGGTTAAGCCTAAGACACTATCTGCACAACAGATGGCGGCTATGCAAAAGGCCCCAGTAGCACAATCAACTGGATATGTCCCTCCCAAAAAGATGGATGTCAGCAAACTAACCCCATTGACCAACATCTCTGGGCTTACAGCACTATTGGGAAAAGGTTAAGCCATGGCAATCCTATCTAAAAGAAAAGCAACAAAGTCATTGCCCGGCGCCCGTGACTTTGCGGATCGCTCTGGTCGCGCAGGTCTAACAAGTATTTCTCGCCCCGCAGATGTAGGTACTGTAGATAGTCCAAGAATTGGGACTGGTGCAAAGCCTGCATCTTCCTTGGTTGGCACTTCAAGCATTACCAATGTTGGCTCTGGCTCTAGTCCTGTTTCAACCACTAAGACCCCTACCACTAGTACGGCTGTGCCTACCTTGGGGACTAAGACTACCCCTGCATCTTTGACTACAAAGACAACTGCCAAGCCAAGTTCTGTGATGGCTGGTAAGGCTACAACTGGAACCTCTACTTCCAAGCCTTTGACCTCTGTCACAAAGCCCACAACCACAAAGACAACTGCTACCAAGCCAACGGTTTCAACCCCTGCGACCAAGCCAACATCTGTCACAACAAAAGGCACTGGCACAACCAAGATGCCAACGATTACTACCAAGCCATCAAGTGGCGGTAGCACTCTATCCAAAACTTTGACTGGTGCGGCTACTGGTGCGGTTCTTGGGGCTGGCACTAAAGCAGTTATTGATAAGTTAACTGGAGGCTCTAAATCCTCTGGAACAAATAATTCTGGCTCTGTGGTTAAACCCGGATCATCAAGTGGTAGTGGATTAAAACCTCCAGTAAACAATCCAATTGGTAGCAACATTGGAAAAAATATACCCGGTAGCAAAACTACCCCCAGTGGAAAAACCAATCCTACTAACAATAAACCAGTTACTGGTGGAACTGCGGGAACTGTAACCCCCGGCGGTAACTATCAATACCCATCAAATCCTAGTGGTGGAACACCCTATGATGATGATGGCAACCTCATGCCCGGTTGGCAGTTAGATGAAAACAATGACCCCGTTTGGGTTGGTTATGGTGATGAAACAACTACAACTGATGGAAGCACAACTGTTGCAACAAATGATGGCGATGAAACAGTTGTTGCGGATGGGTCAGAAGTTATTACCCGCGGCTTGAATGGTGGGAATGCAGACACAACTGTAGCCACAACTGATGGCATGACTGACTTAGGTGAAGGCTATTTTGATGATGGCTATGGCAACATCTATACAGCAGATGGCAATTTGTATGCCTCTATGGGGGATGATGGAAACTATTCTCTGTATGAGGGTGACACTTCTACAGACACCACATTCGCAGACAACACATGGACTGATGATGATGGCACCGTGTGGAACATGGCTGAAGATGGCACTTGGTCTACAGAGGGTGGTGACACTTCCTATGCTGATAACACTTGGACTGACCCAGATTCGGGGGCGGTCTGGACTATGGCTGACAATGGCGAATGGTCAACTGACTACACTGATGACACCGACTATACAGATTACACAGTAGCCGACAACTCAGACTACACCTATGATGATGGTGGAGACTATGTTGTAAAAGGCGGAGGCTTAATAACTATGATGAAAAATGGCGGTATTCCACGCTTTGCTGATGGCAACCTTGTTTCTGAGGATGGCATGATTACCGACTATGCCATCAATGATGAGACAGGTGAGTTGTATATGCCAATGGCTCAGAATGAGTATGGCGATTACTACACCCCAGTTCTTGGTAACCAAGGTTATGCAACCAAGGGTGCATATTACCCAGACAGCAACACATTTTTGAATACCACTTTAAGTGATGGCGAAGAAATTGTAGACACCTCTAGCGGAACTGACTTTACTCCAACTCCCGGTGTCCAATACTTTGATGATGGGTCTTACATTCAGACCTTTGACGATGGCAGCACAATGACTGTTGACTCAGAGGGCAATGTGGTTGACTCCTCTATTGGCTATCAGACTTCAGTTGATGACTATGGCAACACCACGGTTACTGATGGCTATGGCAACATCGTTTCAGTCTATGACCCTGAGGGCAATGTAATCCCATTGGGTGGTGGTCGTGTGAACTCTGGCCCAATCACCAATGTGGGTGGCTCTGGTGGGGTAAGAATGACCCCAGTCAATAAGCCACAGACTCCTAAAGAAATGATTGCTGAACAAAAGCGTGCGGCTGAAGAGAAAAGCACTTGGCAGTCAATCCAAGACATGATTGGTGGTTCTGGCTACCTAGGTGCGGGTGCTGCTGGCGCAATCCTTGGCTCATTGCTTGGCAACTCTGACCTTTTAAGTGGTGGCTCAAGTGGTCAAAACCAACAGGCTCTTGATATGAGCAAGGTTGGAGTATTAGACCCCCGCACTACTGACTTTGGTATTGGCCCAGCCAACTTTGTAACCTATGACCAGTATGGCACTCCAGAAGAGATGCCTGACCTTTATGGTACTGAGTTGGGTAAAAACCTTAATGCACCGGGCTTTAACCCCGTGAATGAGGGTGACTATGGCTTTGACATTACAGAGGAAGCCCCTACTGAAGAGGTAACAGAAGAGGTAGAGGGCATGGCTGAAGGCGGTCAGCCTCAAGGTGGCTTGACTAATTCATCAAGCACCTACTTCACCTATGGCAAGCCTATTGATCCAATGCAGAACTTGTACAACCCACAACCTATGCAGCAACCTCACCAACCAACAATGGGTGGTTTGGCTGCACCGGGTATGGCCCCACAAGGAATGCCTCCACAGGGTATGAGTCCTCAAGGTATGTCCCCACAGGGTATGCCTCCTATAGGAATGCCTCCTCAAGGA